TACTGCTGGACTTAGTAACGCATTATCAAAGACTAGGCACGGTGCACGTTATTAATCTTATCAAGAAAGAAAAATAAAACATGGCTTACGATCCGTACGGACAAGAACAAGAACAATACAATCCAAAATCAATAGTAGGCAGCTTATTAAATCCAGTAACATTTGTTGCCTCAAGATATAAATATGATCCAAGTGTATATAGTGCCACAAAAGGTCTATGGACTCCTTTTGGTGGAAAAGACGATATTGTGGCAGGATATAAATCAATTAAAGAGGCATTTGGTAAAAATTTTTGGTCTGGAATGGGACAAACGACAAAAGAGGTTTGGAATTTCGGTCCATTAGGAAAAGATCATAGAGTAAAATGGACATCAAGTGAGTATGCAAAAAAGCATAAAAGATCATTATATAAAATTCTTATTAAACAACGTAAGGAAATGAAGGAAGCCCTCGCTGCAGCAGACAAGTTAAAGCCCGTAGTTACGGCAGCAGAACAACAATTAATAGTTATACCGCAAAGCAAGACCCCCTTCGGGCATACACTAGGCAAAGCTAGAATGAAAGTATTTGGTGATAAGTTAGTAGGAGGCGCTTTAAAGTTTGGTAGAATATATGCTGGTGTTAATACTGCTTTTCTTTTATGGGATATCACTAAAATGGTTGGAGAACCTATCGGAAGATATGTGGTAGATAATATTAATAGAGTTAGCGATGCCTACGTTAATAGATTCAATCCAGAAACAGGAGGCAACCTAGCTTTAGGTTATCTTAGTGCAGGAGCGGCAACAGAAAGACAAAGAGCAGTAGACGCAATTTCTCGGTCATATATAAATGGTCGATCAGCACTTGGCACAGAAGCACAGTTGCTTCATTCATAATATTTTTGGTAAGGGGTACATGTGGGGGTTTTAGATAATATTCAGTCAAATGATGTTCTTGATTTATTTACAGAACCAGTTAGATGGTGTGAAGCATTTTTGCGAGATCCTAATGATAAAGAAAAACCTTTTTCATTTGTTTCTTATCAGTACGAAATTGCACGACAGAGTCGAAATTATAGAAATATAATTCTTAGATTTGGTCGACGTGCAGGTAAATCGGTGTTAATGTGTGCTGATACACTTTGGTGGGCATCAGCATATCCAATCGTAAGAATGATTGAAGAAAATAGACAAAAACAACAACCATTCACAATTATAATAGCTACTCCTTATGAAACTCAAATTAAAGAGCTGTGGACGGTTTATGGTTCTTTAATTGCTGATTCTCCTTTATTAAGAGAACAAATTGTAAAAATTAGAACGTCAGACGTTCATACTATAGAATTTGATAATGGTTCCATTATCAAAGGATACACTATAGGTATCTCTTCCTCAAATAGAGGTACGTCATTAAGATCATTATCTGCCGATATGTTATTTCTTGATGAAATGGACTTTATACCAAGAGACATCATTGAACAAGTTATAATGCCTATTTGGACTACTCACGCACAGTGTAGATTAAGAATCTGTTCTACTCCGAGTGGAGAAAGAAGTTTATTTTACACATGGTGTCAACATGCTGAAGAAAACGGATGGCTTCATAGTCATATTCCATCATGGCATCCAGATAATAAAAGGTGGATATCTATTGAAGATGCTAAAGCCAAAGGTATACCTATTACCGAAAGCACAGAATATCAAGTTAGAGCAATTACATCTGCTTCAAACTTTGAAAGAGAATATGGTGCTGAATTCGGAGAAGAATTTGGAGGGGTATACAAGAGCCACCTATTAACGAATGCTCTTACAAAATATGGGCGGAACATAGATATCTCTAATCCTGAAATATTTAATCCTGGATTTAAACAAAAACATGGCAATCTTTATATTATTGGTGTTGACTGGAATACTTATATTAATGGCGGACAAGTAGTATTACTAGAATTTTGTAGAGAAACAACAATAGAACAATTTTATGATGATGAAGCTAGGCAAGACGTTACTATTGATTTTACTGGAAAATATAGATTATTTTATAGAAGAGGAATTACTTCAAAAGAATCAACTCAACGAAATACAAGAGAAGAAATAATACGACTTCTTAGACTATACAAAATAGATTATATATATGTAGATTATGGCGCAGGAGATACAAATATTGAAGAGTTAACTTTATATGGACGAGATCATCCAGAACTAATGATGAGTAGCAAACTTAAAGTAGTAGACTCAGGAGCATCTATAGAACATTATGATCCAGTTCTTGGTAAAATTGTAAAGAAAAGAAATAAATCATTAATGGTTAATTTTTCTGCATTGAATTTGGAAGAAGGAATGTATGTACTTCCAAAAGAAGAAGATGAACAAACTAGACTAGTAGGTCAAATGAGAAGTTATCAAGTTAAGAATGTTACTTCTAGAGGAGACTATACTTATGAGGGAGAAGATCACATATTAGATGCATTTAACCTAGCAGTGTATGGATTTCAAAAAGAATATGGTTCGATTCTCAGTAATAAAATAACTTATCGTATTATATTTATGAATGATCCAAGATTTAGTGATTATCCTATGAGAGATCAAGATATTTCTAATACACCGATACATTCAGCTAGTGTGAGTAAAAATACATATGATCCTGAGAAAATTATTCAAAAACCAAGAATGCCAGCAAGGATTAAAATGCCTGTTTCAAGACCTAATATTAACTTTAGAACAAGGGGTTGCTTTTAATGGATATAAATAAATTATTTAGTATAGAAACCCTCGCTGGACAATCCATCCCTCCAGAAATAGCGGAACAACTTAAAGTTCTTGGTAGAATTAACTTTCCGTTAAAAAATACAACGGTATCAGCTGTTTCTTCTGCCGCAGATCAACCGTCGGCAAGCGAAATATCAAATGAAGCCAAGATAAATGGAATACTTAATCACGTCAAAGATATGGAAGATCTTACTGAACAACTTGAAGACATGTTAGATCAACTTACTAAAAATATGAATATTCCTGTTGATCCAACTAATGGTCCACTTAAAGCGGCAGTTAAATCTCTGGGTGGAGATGGATCATCTATTGATAAAGACCTATTTGATACAGCTCAAGCGATAATAGACCATGCCCCTATACTTGTAGCAATGGGGTATGATCCTATTGGTAGTATTCTTGGAAACGGAAAACTAGATGGCCCATTCTTTAATTGTGATGAAATAACTAGAGGAATAGCTAGTGTTTTTAATGAAGCTGATCCAGATAGTTTATCTCCAGAAGCACCACTTAGAAATGCTGCTAATGATATAGCAAAGACTTTTGAAGAAAATAAAGCTAAACAAGTATTAGAAATGTTATTAATGCTTTGGTGGAACATGTTGTGGCCAAAATTTGTTATAATGTTGTCTATAGTTAATCCAACAAGAATAGTAATAGCTTATCCGATGGATTCGCTTATTACATTTTTTAAAGACATGAGGCCGCAATGTAATAAAAGAAGATTTGAAATAAAACCTAAAGAGTGTTTAAAAAATTATGGACCAATAAACAAGATACTAAACAAACTAGCTTGTTTTTTATTATGTAAAATACCACCAAAATTATATAAAAGATATAAACCAATGGTGGAACCAACTGAATTTCAAGTATTAGAAAATGGACGACTCACTCCATGTGATTGCGGAACAATAAGCGATTGCCCGCCAGAAAATACATCTGGCCCAAATTTCGATAAAAGCGGCGATTTCGATGAAATGGGAAATTTAATGGAAAATGTGAACGACCCTTGTGCTAATGTTGACGACTTTCTTGATAATGTTGATACAACACAACCAGAAGGACTTGGCATGAATCCTAATTGTCTTGATGCTGCAAGGCAAGTATTGGACGCTATTATTAATGATGCTTTGACGCCTAATGATCCAACTAAAGCAAGCGCATCAGGTTCACAATCCATTAGTTCTATTTTAGATTTACAAACAAATCAGTTAGGATAATACTATGCATGTAACTAAAAACGGATATGTTTCTGGAGCAGTATTAATGACATCGTTTGTCAAAAAAGTACGAGAGCATATAGAGTATGAAAAGTTTTTATGTAGAATGATGATAGATAATGAAATCACACAAGAATTTAAAAAAAAGACAGCTGAATTAAAAGATCAATTATATGCTTTAAGATATAATGGCAAAGGCGCAATTCAATTAACAGCAGAAGAAAGAAAGAAAAATGCCAATTAATCCTAATGGTGCAAACTCTAACGAGGGCATTTATAATTTCTCCCAATCAGTAGAATCTGCTGTAGAGGGAGCGTTTATTGGTGCTGGTAGTAGACTTAGTGTTAAAGACGTTCTAGGAGTCAGTACTTTAGAACGAAGACTTGGTCAAAATATCGGTGACGTTATAATGATAGAAGAATTAATTAATAATCTTGATAAACCAATATTAAAAGGATTATTGCAAGATACGATAGCAGTAGTATCTACGTGGTTTGAAGACCCAGAAGTATTATGTTGCTTAATCCAAGGAATATGGGCAATGTATGCAGCAACAGCGAATAACGCAATTATTGCTAAATTAAACCAAGGTTTGGTGTTAGCTGATACTGATTTTGGTAAATGGTTAGATGTTATGATTGCTTTTGTTGATCTAATAATTACATTTATTAGTGCTGATATAAGAAAAATATCAATAATTATTCCTGACGTTATTAAAGAAATTGCTAATGGGGTAGTTGGTGCAGTTTTATTAATTCTTCAAGAAGTTCTATTTGCTATCAGAGATAGCGCCATTGGTGAAATTTTATATCAAATTAATAGAGCCGAGGCAGCAACATTAGATATGGAAAACATATGGGCTAAGTGTGTTCCGTTTGCTCAATTATTAGATCTATTAAAAAAATATATTACAGACTACGGCCTATTTGCTGAACTATTTGAAAAAATCAAAGGATTTATAGCTGGTAGAGTCGGTGACTTTGGCTATATGAAGGAACTAGATTTTCCAAAGAATATAAATGATCTTGAATTTTTATATTGGTTTAGAGATTTATTGGTTAAATTAAAACAAGCTGCAATTAATTTTGATTTATGTGTATTTTATGGCGCTGCATCAGTCACTGGCGCTGTAGAAAATCAGGTTCCAACTCCGTCAGGAAGCGGATCAATATTAGATCCAATTGATAACACAAAAAAAAGATCAAATCCTGATCAGGTTCAAGGTATTAAAGTAGCAGCTGACGGAACTATACTAAGAGACACTAATAATTCTGATGGTTCTCCTATGAGTAAAGCATATATACCAGTCATATCGAATAGCTCTATAAGAACCTTTTTAAATAAATACTACGGATATCCTTTAGCTCTGGTAGACAATATTTTATCAGGGTCTAGTTCAGCTGATTCAATCAATGGAACAGATATTAACTCTAACGTCTTATCAACTCTAAATGCTGATTGTTTAAATGCTCCAACGCCACAAGAAATTGTCCGCTGGGCTCTTAGAATAAAAAATAGGAATTTATAATGAATATTATAGAAAAAGGAATTAGAGCAATTAAAGCTTTTTCTGCAAAGCCAGAAAGCGAAGAGATACTGGCCAACGGATCAATATCTGATAAAAAAGATATCGACGATCCTACAGGAAAATTTTCTGGTATTCATCATACTAGCACATTTTATAAAAGCGAAAGACTAAGAAGAAATGTAGAGTTTTATAAGCCAGAATACGACTTACCAACAATAGCAAATGCTGTCCAAATGGATGGAATACTTCAACGTGCTACAAATATATTTGTTGAACAAATTTTAAAGAATGGTTACGAACTTACTTCTAAAAACGATAAACTACAAAAACACGTCTATCGTAGAATGAAAGAAATTCAAAATCTAACTGGTGTTTCTTTCTATGAAACAATGAATTACATATCAAAACAATTAGTAACATATGGAAATTGTTATATAATAAAAGTTCGCTCTGCTTCTAAATGCGAATACGGTAGATCGTATAAACTGTATGGTAAAAATATGGATCCCATAGTTGGATTGTTCGTAGCTGATGCAACTACTATTGAAATTGGTTTAAATAAAAGTGGACAAATAGTCAATTATAAACAAATTATAAGAGGAGAAGAAACGTTTTGGGATGAAAGAGATGTAATACATCTTACATATAATAAAATTCCTGGAACTCTTACTGGTATGTCTAGTATTATTCCTATTCTCGACGATATCAGAGCTTTAAGAAAGTTAGAAGAAGAGATTGAAATTTTAGGATTTCAATATTCTATTCCTCTTTATCTTTATAAAGTCGGAACAAAAGACCAGCCACCTGCACCAAACGAAATAGAGCAGGTAACATCTACAGTAAATAATATGCCAGCGTATGGAATGTTAGTTGTGCCAGGACACCATACAATTGAAGTTCCATCGAATAATAATACTCCAGTAGATCTAATTAGCTTTGTCAATCATTTTAAAAAACGAGTATATTCGGGTTTAGGAATATCTTCAATAGCTATGGGTGAAGCCGAATCATCGAATAGGAATACAGCAGAAGTACTAGATTTATCGATGCAAACTATTACTAAGAGATACCAACAAATAATTAAACATGGACTTGAGATGGAACTCATTAGAGAAATGTTATTAGATGGCGGTTTTGATATAGTAAAAGACGAATTAATATTTAGCTTTCCTGAAATCGATCTCGAAAATCAAATCAAAAAAGAAAATAATATTATACAAAAATGGCAGAATAATATTATTACTAGAAGCGAAGCGCGTCTTGAACTAGATTACGATAAATCAATCGATGAAAAAGACACATTCTTATATAAGACTACTATTGAAGAAATTGATGCTAAAAATAATATTTCTCTAGAAATTGCTAAAATTGGAGCTAAAGCTAGGGCGACAAGTGGTAAATCTGCGTCAGCATCAACTGGAGCTAAGAAATCAACAGCTAATGCTAATAGACCAAGAAATCAACATGGAACTTCGAGCGGTAGACCTAAGATAACAAAAGATTATATAACAGAATATCATAGTACTATGACAAGTGCTATTAATAACATGTTGCTTAATGATGGATATGAAAGTAATATAAATGTATCAACCCTAGCTAATAAGGTGTCATTAGAAATAAAAGCAAAATTAACTGAGCAACTTAACTATAATTTGAAACAACTTAGCGAATTTCATCATCTTTCTCTTGATCAGATTGATATGGAATCGGTAGAGCTTTATCTTGATGATGTAGAAATAATATCAAAAGATAAAATTCTTAGGCGCGCTAGGCAGGCAAGCGATGAAATTAGAGTTAGTATGTTAAATGATGATCTTACAAAATTTCTAGATTTACAAAAAAATAAAGTATCAAATCTATCAAAAATGTTGATCTATAAAACTTTAGGATATAAGACTATACTAGTGGAAGCAACCGATTGTATAGAACATAGTTCTACCAATATAAGTTCAAATGACTTATCCTATGCTCGTATACCTCCTTTCAGGTATAATTGTAATTGCAGTGTTGATGAAGAGAGTTTATATGAATTTCAAAAAAACTAAATATTTACCAGACAGCATTGAAATTAAAATTAAGGCTTCTCACTTTAATTTTATTAATGACAATTCGTTGAAATATACTGAGAATGCTGTTAAAAAAGGCGTACAGACCTGGACAAGCCCATATCAAAAACCGCAATTAGTGCATCATAATAAACTACTCGATCCTATTGGAAGAATAACATCATATAAAATAACTACTACAGATTCTTTATCTGAACCACCAGAATATATAGAACTTACAGCTAAAATAACAGACAGTGGCTCTATTGAAAAAATTCTTGACGGTAGGTATAACACAGTATCAGTTGGTTCAAAAAGCAGCAAAGTTATATGTAGTGAATGTAATCAGAATATAATTGAAGATGGTCTTTGTTCACATAAAAAAGGATCGCTAAATTCTAAAGGTAAACGAATCCATTGGATAATTGATCAACTCGATTATGTTGAATGTTCTTTTGTTAATGAACCAGCGGATAAATACGCAGGTATTGATCAAATTAATATAGGAAAAGGCTTTATGCCATATAATGATTTCTTGGATACTCGAGAAACCATACTTTCTGAACTCTTAATGGAGGATGAGCTAATGAAAATTACAACGCTTACCAACGCTTCGAGACAGAATCTTCCAGATAGTGCATTTTGTTATGTATCTGGTGTTGGTAACGATAAAGTTCGTAGATTCCCAGCACATGACGCAGCTCATGTTAAAAACGGAATCAAACAACTAGTTGACACTGAATTACTAGACAATGCAAAGTCTAAACTCATTGCTTGCTTAAAAAGAAAAGCTATTCGTTTTGAACTTAAAACCTTTAATGATTTTATTTCAGATGAATCAGCAGCAATAGTTGATAGCATTGATTCATCTCTTGGTCTTAACGATGGTTGGACTGAAGAAGAAACAAAGGCTATCGATGATCTTTTTACAGCTATGCCAGATTTTGACGTTATTCCTGAATCAAATGTAAAACAAACAGATGCTCAGGAACAGACTCAAGATGTAGATAAAATGAAAAAAGATGAGCTATTAGATGCTTTCAAAAAGCTACAGGAGGATTCAAAAAACTCACTAGAAGCGAAAGATAGTAAAATTAAACAGCTAAATGACAAGGTTTCTGAACTTCAAACTATACTATTGGAAAGAGAAGATGAAGTTAACAGATATCTTGATAAAACTGTTGATTTAGAGAAAAGATTAAAAGATTCGATTATTGAAAACATAATTGATTTGAAAATGTCCGATAATAAAGAAGAGAGAGAGAATTTAAAAGTTAAGCTATCGACACGAAAAATCGAAAGCTTAACAGACGCCCTCTCAGACTTGAGAAATATTGAAACTAAATCTGAAGGTTCGTTAGAATCTAAAGATCGAGTAATTGATCCTACGACACAGAAGGAACTATTGAATTCTGTAGAAGAGGATGAAAAGACTAAAGACCCTTGGGCAGTCTTTTCAAAAGATAATAGAACCGTGGAGGTTAAATAATGGCCGTTACTAATTTTGGATTGCCATTTAATCAACACAGGACTCAGAGATACGACATAAGACCAAGACCGAGTAAATATGCTATGTCGGATATCCGCAGCTGGAGATTCGAACAGTCTGAAGGTATCCGCCCAGCAGAATACTATGCTCCTTATAAGTACCTCCCTGTGCAGTTACAAGACGTTAACACTGAGGATTGGGTTGTAATTCCTAAGGGTCGTATCGTTGCTGCGCTGTCTACAGAAGACACAACGCCACTTAGTGGTATTGTTACTCCTTCTGGTAATGGATATATTAATATCGGTAAGGATGCTCCTGAATTAGGAAGCAATCTTATTACAGCACAAATCGACGACGCTTATTTTGGTTATGATATCCATATCGCTGGTCTTCTGGTCCCTTGTAATGGTGGAGCAACAATGAGTGGATTCTATACCACTGACGACGTTTCAGCAGAAACCATCGTAGCAAGCGGTGGGTACGCACAAGCTAGTGGAGCATTCGTACTCCCAGCAAATGCTCCTGTCGGTGTTGTGTTCCATGACTGGTATCAGGATATTCGTGGAAAATGGCTTAACTATAGAATGCACTCAGACGGTGGACACGTTCTAACTGACTGGTATGTGGAAATTCCATATGTAAAAGTTTATAATGCTGGTTCATACTCTGGTGTTAATCCTCAGTATCAAACCAACAACTATGCTAATCTCTCAACTTGGAGAGAAATTAACAAACAATATACTTATTTAACAGTCGACGTTAATAACGGTGATGTTTTCCGTAATGGTATGTTAGTAGCTTCTGATCTAATTGGTAACTACAAACTACAATCTGCGGCGAGCTTTGCTGCCAGTGCGAGTGGACTAATTGGTGGTGCTGCTGTCAGTGCCTATAATAACGTTTATTCTAATCAAACTGTTGGTAAGATTTTAGCAATTGATAATAGATTCCCTAAGGACATGCTAGAAGATGTTCAGACATATCCAAGATCAGGAATGCCAGGTACCCAAACTGCTGGAATGCCTAAATTCTTGTTCGACTTCGTATATGACTGTATTCGCATCGGAACTGGTACTGCTCCTACAGTAGAAGGCGTCTATAATGCTATCCGAAGCGGTGCTTTCGGATTGGTCAGAATCCAGCTACTTGTATCGTAAGGAGGAAAATGATGGCTTATTTTATGACAATTAGAGATCAGGTCGCTTACGAGCTTTACGGCCAGGATACCGACAACCGAAACAAGTTCTATAACGTTTATGATGCGTTTCAGAATCATGGAAGAATCTTGGATAAAGACGGTAACTATAATAAGTTCGAATTAAAGGACTTAGTAACAAGAGAAGATTTAATGCGCTTTGTTCCTCAAACTGTGGAAACAGTTGTGAGAGAAGCAATTGAACCCAATCTTTTTATTGTAGACCGTTTATTCCAAAGAATTACCATCGAAAGAGGTTCTCGTATCCAGATCGGCGCACTAGGCGCATTAGATGCAGCTCGTGTCGGTCAAGCTGGCGAATATCAAGAGAAAACACTTGATTTAGACGGCGGAGATATGATTGCACTTACTACAGATAAGCACGGTCTGAAAATATCTCTAACAGAGGAAGTTCTTCGGGATAACCTTTGGGACGTTGTGAATGTATGGTTACGGGCCGCTGGTCGTGCTCTAGCTAGACACAAAGAACGCCAAGCAGCAAAAATTATTAGTGAAATGGGTTATGATGTTTTCGATAATATCAATCCAACTAATAGCTATGCTGGTGTAACAACAGGTCGAGATATTACTGGTGCTGCAAATGGTTCGATGACCGCTAATGACATCTTCGAAATGTATGCTTATCTTCTGAATCGTGGATTTAGCCCAGATGTAGTTATGATGCATCCTCTCGCGTGGAAGACATTTATGACTGACACAGAGATGAGAGAAGTAGTCCTAGCTGGTAATACAGTTGTAAGTAATAGAGCTCCTAACGGATCAGCTCCTACGGCTTGGGGAACATCTCATAACGGATTAGGTTTCAGAACCAGTCAAACTGGTAATGCTCAGACTTCTGGAAACACAGTCAAGGGCGCTAGCCCGTGGGTACAAACATTGAACCCACTTGGTGCAACTTTTAACATTGCTCCAAGATATCTACCTAGCCCACTTGAAGTAATCGTGACTCAGTACGTTCCATTCACATATGGTTCAGCACTTTATGAGAGAATCGATGCTGGCTGCCGCACAAACGTAGTTATGGCTGACTCCTCTAACTGTGGTGTGATCGGTCAGTCTCAGGAAGTTACAACTGATCGTTGGAGTGAGCCTGAACGAGATATCGAGAACATAAAAATGAGAGAAGAATACGGATTCGCAATCCTCGAACAAGGTAAATCGATTGCTGTTGCTAGAAATATCAACATCGCTCGTAACTACAACTTCGAGAATGCAAACAGTGTGACGCTGGGTAATATCAACCTTAGCGGCGTAATACTGAGTGGATCGACTCTGTAATCTGAGTAATATAGGTTAGTTGAGGGAGTTTGAGAAATCAAGCTCCCTTTTTTATTTAGGACAATAGTGTATTCTGTAACTATAATATGTTAGTGGAACTATACTACGATTTGTATAGTGTTAAGACAATTTAGTCTAGGTAGGAGAAAGGAAATAAGATGGCAGCTGCAAAGGAAAAGGCATTTAAATTACCGCGTTATTTACGTTTGAATCGTGGATCCATGTGGTTCGATATAGATGGAGAAAATGCTTCTGGTATTAAATTATATAGTTTAGATACCGTATTCGTTGGTAGAGGACACGTTCCATTAAAAGACGAAAACGGACATTCGAATAGTATGCCCTCTATTAAAAAAGATAAATTTAATAATAATAATCTTGTGAATTATGGTTTTGTTGATGCTCACGATTTACCATGGTATATAGATCTTTCAACTATTCCATCAGAAAAGCAGTCTCGCTTAATACTAGCTTTTAAAAATGGAATTTTAACAGAAGCTGATCCAAATAACCCACCAATACGACAAAAAGAAAAAGATCAAGAAAAAGAATTCAACTATAACAATAACGGCGAAAGGGTTTTTATTGGTCAAAATAAAGAAATGTATAAAAAACTTCAAGGATTAGGATTCGAAGAACTTAGAGCGTTTGTTCAAGCTTGTCCTAAAAACGAAACCGCCAAAAACAACCTAATTGATCTATTTCACTATGAGCAAAAAGGATATAATAGATTATCTAGGCCAAGATTGGAAGTACTGGACTTAATTCGTAATAAACTAAAAGAATTTGGTCCTACTATGAGTTCAATAAGAGTGAATGAATATTAATTATGTCATTAAGAGTTATAAATCATTATCCTGAGATTAATGCAATAGATGTTCCTAGGAATATTCATGTTAAAGTAGAATTTAATTCTGGTATTATTCCTGGTTCTTTGGAATATACACATTTATCAGTTAACGATGCATCATCATACACTACCGTTCCAGGAGATTTAGGATTAGAATATAATTCTTCTGGACAAGCAACGCTTATATCATTTCAACCATTACTGAATATGACCGCTAATACAACGTACAAAGTATTTGTATTTGGTGCGCCAAATAGTGTAATAAGTGTTGGAAATGAACAACTTGATAGCACTTACTCGTGGGAATTTACTACAGGAACTACTCTGCTTGACGGGCAAATGCCTGCAGGTATCCCAAGTGGAGAAATACCAACAAGTGGAATTGTACCAGGCGGAGAGATACCTAGTGAAGTTTATGTTCCTGAAGATATTGATACTACTACTTTCTATGTTGTTTCTACTACTCCTCAAAATCAAGAACCAAACAATTCAGGCACCTTGAGTTCTATCGATATAACTTTTAATTTACATGTTGCTACCGACGTTTCTGAACTTTCAGGTTATATTACTATCGAAGAAAAGGACGTTTTAGGATAATGAATTATACAATAAATGTATCACAAAATGTTATATCAATTATACCGACCAGTGGTTTAGCTAATAATACTCAGTATACAGTATATATTGATGCGAATATATCAGGATATAATCCAGTTACTAGTGGTTACTATTCTTTGGCATCTGACTATTCTTTTTGGTTTACTGGACCATATTGTCCTCAATTTACCACTGTTACTAGAGTGCGACTTGAAGTCGGACCAAATGGTGATAATTTAATAGACGATACGATTCATAGAATGATCTTAAAGAATTCACAAGATGCTATAGACTTATTATCGGTGACAACCAGCCAAGCTACTCGACTTCCATATGATTATTATGGATGTACACCTGAAAACGTACCATATATATTAAGAAGATACGTTGAATGTAAAACAGCGTACGATATACTAGCACTTATAGAACTTGTAAACAATTCTGGTGG